TATTAACAAGGGGAACCAGACCGAGCTAGATGCTGTTGATTCGCCGCAAGCAAACGAAGAAGTATCTACGGCGGAACTCAAGGAGAATGACACTTTTGAAGTTGATACCAACATGCCTGTTGGCTCTACCGCTACAGAAACTAGAGTTATTAACGGCGTAAAGACGGAGCGCAAAACAAGGGGCTTAACTCAGGAGGAAGCTGACGGCGGACTTAGCCCAGAAATTGTTACTCAAAAGATTTCCATAATAAACCAGCAAGCTAGCAATGCCCAGAAAGCCTTGCAGGAAACTGTGCCAGATTTAAAAATAAACGTATACGCATCGCAGAAGGAGTTCCAAGATGCTACTGGAGCTGACGGCTTTGGGGCTCGAGGATCCTACAAGGACGGAGTAGTTAACATTAATGCTACGCTAGCTACTAAGGATACGCTTGGTCACGAAGTCTTTCATGCCGCCCTCCTGTCGAACAGTGAAACAGCTCAGCAAGCTAGGGATACATCTGCTTTATTTTTGCAGTCCATATCGAGGAGCAGTAAAAATGAGAAGTTAATATCCTATGCTAAAAGGTTTGCCGAATCCTATGACCCAAGCATTCAGAACGAAGAGGCGCTAGCCGAAATGTTCGGGGTAATGTCAGCCACGTATTCGACATTGGACATTAGTGCAAAAACTAGGGTAAAGGCGTTCGTTGCTCAGTTGGCTGATATGCTAGGTATAAGCGGTTTATTTAGTGAAGCCACTACGGATAAACAAATAATTGATGCTTTTAATACTCTTTCTGGATCCGTAGCCAACGGCACAACCACTGCGGAAGGAATTAAGATACTTCGCGGATCAGGCACTTTGGGCGCTGACGGAACCGCAAGTCAAGAAAGATTCCAAGCGGACTACATGGACAAGGAAACTGGAGCTAGGTACACGTATTTTAAAAACGGCGAACAGTATCAGGAATTAATAAATAAAGGTCAGATAACAAATGACAGGTCATTCTTTGACTTCGATGGCGTCCCTATGCATTTGCATACTCCAGATGGAATGTTCACTGGAAAGATAGACCATAAGGGAGTTACTGTAGCTGAGGGAAGAGGCGGATTTAATTTTCCAGCGTACTTCAACGATGATAACGCATTTTGGGCTAGTACTCCAAACGCGGCTACGTCGATGGCTAACCATTTAAATATGCAGTTGGATGACCCTAAGTCCGATGGCAAGGTTAGGATGATGGTCGTTAGCTCCAATATAGATAAGGCATTTTCTAGTATAGACGGGACAGCAAATTCAACAAAAATTCTTAGCAAAATATCTGAGTTTGTACCAAAGCAGTACAAGGCTAAAGCTGATAAGTTGTTCTTGGACTCAATAAGAAGGGCTGGTAGGGTAAAAGTTATTAAGCGCGTTAAAGAGATCAAGGACGATAAGGAAGTATACGTCGATAAGGTATTTGGTTTGAATGCTGGTAAGATATTTGATAATGCAAAAACTCCTAAGCAAGCAGCTATAATACTGGATGATTTTATCAACAACGAAAAGAGCACCTTAACTTTTGGGGACAGAAAAGCTTTTGTAGAAGAGCTAATTAAGGACATGACCCTTAAGCAAAAACTGGGGTACACTAAAGCTCAAGAGCAAGGTAAGGGAGCTCCCTCAGACATAGAGTTCAGAAAGGCTTACCAAAAAGCCGCCAAAGATTTACTTTTGGGTTCGTCCCAAATGGAGACTCAATCCGATTTCTTTACGCTTAAGGACGGAACTGAGGTTAGCACAAATCAACCCAACGCTTATTTCAAAAGAGGCATATCCTATATGATAAACGAGCCTCTTATTCGGGATCAGGACGTTGCTCGCAAAAAGGAGGGAACTGTTGCTAATGGATCCGCCTACGCTGTAGTCGAAATGAAGGGTAGGGTAAAAGCTGTTGAGCTACTAAATCCAGACGGAAGCCAGAAGCACAGGTCCTACAGATTTGCAATTGTTTCTGAGGGGGATGAGAAGGCAACTACGCACATCTTGAGAGACAGGGTCCGCGCGGTGGAGCACTACGACAGAGGGGTATACGCGGCTGATCACAAACAAGCTGGCAAGCCAGTAACTGAGTCATCCTTCTTGCCCACTTCTGGATGGAGTGGTCTTAGATACGGGACCGACATGGTAAACAAAGAAGGAGCTAGAAAATACGACGAAGAAAAACTAATGGAGCCTCTTACTGGAAGAGGAGCTAACCTTAAATTCCCAGAAGAAAAGACACAAAGATTTCAATTGGCAAAAACTTCATACGATAGAACTAAGTCTCCAGAAATACAAGAGGCGGCTACTCCTGTATTTGAGAAGCTTAAAAACAAAGAAAGAGTTCCCGTATCAGAAAGCAGAAATCTAGCTGAAGTAGCCAGCAAGATTTTTCCTGTAAGAAAATACGACGTCGTTCCAACACCAGCAAGTAAAGCTGACTTGACTAAGGCGTTGAATGTTAAACAGAAGCTTCTTATTGACTTGGGTAGGAATATTGAGGATGGAGCACCAGTTAAACTTAGACTGGATATAAACGCTTATAGATTCCATAACGTATGGGCTCCAACAATACACGAAGGACAAAAAAACCCAAATGATTTTACTGGGGGCAAGCCTATATCGCATCAGAGCACTGCTATAGTAACTTCCGCTAAATTTGGCGCTGGAAATATTCATACAGGAAGTGGTCAAAAACTAGCGGCAGGAGTTGCTTCTGGAAGTAACAAAATTCCCATAGCTACAGTAATCGGATCCTATGTAAATGTTAGTGAGGCTGAGGCTATGCAGCGAGCTGAAGCTGCACTGGAGGATCCCAGCTACATACAAGTTGGTATGGACCCAGAGCGCAGGGGGTACTTTTACAACAGGGAAACGATGAAGGAGGTTATAGCGGCTGACGAAGTTATTCAGGTTGGACCTCTGTTAATGGTCAAGAACCCCAAGTACGGAAGAACCCCATCGAACGAGTACATTTCTCATGAAACGGATGCAGATATCATAGATGTGAGAATGCAAAAACTTGCAAATGAAACTCATGAGCAAGCGCTATCTAGAATACTAGACAAGCACAATATGCAGAATGAGTTCGATGGCGTCCGCAAGTTGCTGAACTATTTATATGCGTCTGGCAGAGATGCTGGCATGGACGTATCCTACATGGAGCAATACTTCCCAAGAATGGTTAAGGACTTAGCTGGTTTGCAGGATTCCTACAAAGGAGTTTACTACGATAATGAAATCGAGAGGGAGCTGGACATGTATGCTAAGAAGAAATTTAACGGCAGAGAGCTTGACCCCGTTGAGCGCCAAGTGTTTTTGGAGAACCTAGCTAAGAACAAAATACTCAAGCGCGGAGCTGGGGGTGTTAACCAAAATGCAGTGAACCAAAGAACTATAGAAGTTCTGGATCAGGATAGACGAAAAAAGTTCTACGCTAGTTCTGAAGAAGCGCTGGATACCTACGTGGAGTCCATGATTTCAAGTATCAACCAAGTTAAGCTTATAGGCACGGCTAGAATGGAAAAGGGCAAGAGGGTTCAGTCTGGTCTTCTAGGTCAAATGCTGGATGCGGATTTACAGAGAGGAACCTTGAGTAATGAAGGATTGAAGATTGTTCAGGACGCGGTTGAGGCTAGATTCGGGATGCATGGTCAGCAATCTGGATTTATACGCGGAGCTAAAAATGCTGGATATATAGCCGCTATGGGTAACATTGGATCAGCCATTACTCAGATCGGGGACTTCTACTTCTCCGCAGTTCAGAACGGTCTTGTAAATACAGTTCAAGCAGGATTGTCTAACAAGACTCTCAGCAGGGAGGATGTAATGGGGATGAAAAACTTAGTCACCATTGAAGCTAAGGACGGCGGCAAGTCCTTTCAAAAAGCAGTGGACTTTGTTTTTAAGGCATCTGGTATTACCGCCATTGACGGATTTGCTAAGGATACAAATATAAATGCAGCTCTGCTGGACATGCGCAAGAGAGCAACAAAATCTAAGGACAGCAAACAATATCAAAAACTGGTTAAGGAACTGTCGCAGTATCAGGGGCGTGATAGTGCTCAAACGATTGCTGATATACGCAATGGGGTAAACAGCGATCTAGTGCTCGAGGCTTTATACAACAGGCTTTCCAACGTAGCTCCCATATCTTTATCTGAAATGCCAGAGGCATACAACAGAAATCCAAACGCTAGAATTGTATACAGCTTGAAGTCCTATACCATCAAGCAATTTGACTTCATTAGACAAGAATCATTTAATAAGATGGGAAACAGCAAAACATTTGCTGAAGGCGCTACTCAGCTCATTCGTATAGCTACTCTAGCTATGGTAGCTAATGGAAGCGCGGACGTCCTGAAGGCGATTCTCTTCAACAGAGAAATAGACGAAGAGGATTTGATTTGGAATAACATTCTTCGCATGTTTGGCATAACGAAGTATACTACAGTAAAGGCTAGGCAGGAGGGTCTTGGGGATGCGTTTCTCAAGACTATAGCTCCGCCGCAATTCGGAATGCTCGATGATTTTGGAAAGGACTTTGACAAGGCTGTTTCTGAGGGGACCTTTGACATCGACGAGATGAGATCCGTGAAGTATCTACCGTTCATAGGTAAGCTTTACTACTGGAGAGAAGGCAGGGGCAAGGACGTAGAGAGAAGAGTCTCTAGGTTGAACGACTAAGCAAAAAAGCCCCCACTCTCTATGGAGTGGAGGCTTCAAAAGACCCAACAATACGGGTAGGAACAGCGACGTAGAACCCGTTATCTAAGGATCACTCCCTAGAACATCTTTTGTTTGTCACTTTCGTGAGCGATTCTTTGCCTTACTTTGGACTCTCAAATTTGATCTACGGTTATTAAGAGGGTTGCCATCCTTGTGGTCAATGTCTTTACCATGTATTTTTCGCTTACCTACGCTTTTTTGCATTTTGCGTCTAGCTTTGTTTCTGGACGAACGCTTTTTACGTTGGTCTGGTTTTGAGTGGTAGTCCTTGTATTCCTTTTTGTAATTGCGCATTATTCTCTTTCTTCTAGATTCTGAAGTGCTCGATCCTCTAGTATACGCACCTTCCCTTTTAATTTCTCAATATCTTTATTTAGAATCTTATTCTGGTCAGTTAGCGCTTCCAGAGCGATTGTAGCCGCCCCCAAGCCCTGCTTTAGTACTTCTTCTGCGTTTCTGTTGAATAGTGACTGCTTAGCTTTATTATCGCTCATTCTTTCTCTGGATGTATAGGTATTTGGATTGTGAATCATTGGAATCTCCCAACGTGGTTTAAGAATTTAAAGACACCTTCGGTATCCCTTTCGCCTTCTCTGTTCTTGGCGATCTTGTATTTCATTTCGATGTAGCTAACTCCGTTGGAGTCCACCATTTTAGACCTGTCAACGTCTCCGAATTGGGAAGCCCACATCAGGAGTATTATATCAGCATCGTTTTCTATGTCCCCAGAATCCTTGAGGTCATATAGTCCTAGACCTGTCTCTCGCTTGGCTCCCTCTCGGTTCACTTGAGCTAACAGGATAACGGGAATATCTAGCTCGATAGCTATCTGCTTGATGCAGTGCGAGTTATGAGCGATACCATCGTTCTTGCTCATTCTAGCATCGAATGGGATAAGTTGAAGGTAGTCAATTACTAGAACTTCTATGCCATGTTTTCGCTTCATAGCCCTAGCCTTAGACCTGAGGTCATCCGCGTTTCTAACGTAGTGCTCCGTATGTATGGGCGCGGCGCTTATCCTGTCCGTAGCCGCGAACACTTTATCAGCCTGATCCTTGCTTGGCATACCCTCGCGGAATATCTTTAGATTAACTGCGCTGGATGTTTGAATCATGCGCTTAGTTAACTGCTCGGATGGCATCTCGAAGGAGAATATACCCACTGATTTCTTTTCAGTTATTGCGGCGCGAAGAACTACGTTCAGGGCTAGCTGGGATTTACCGCAGGACGTCGGTGCGCTTATAACAAATACTTCGCCTTTACCTATGCCGCCCTCGTCCAACTTCATGTCCAAGTGCGATATACCAGTGCTCAAACTTTGCACCTTGTAAGTCCCGTCCAGCATCTGCTGAAACTTGGTCTTGAGCTTACTTGCGGATTCAGATAGATTCTTGGAGGATCCTACATTTTTGTTAGCCCTAAGTATCTCAGCCTCGAGCTGAACCGCAACCTCGTCGGAGCTTTCTCCAGAAGTTAAATCCTGAGTAGCTAATCTAGTAGCTCGAAGTAACTGTCGAGCCCTGCTCCTTTCGGAGACTATCTTTGCAGAAGATAACGCAGACAACGTAGTGCTCGCAGTATCTTGGATGCTATATATATCTTGGAGATCAACATCAGCTTTCTCGCTTCTGATTTCATCGAGTAATAGAACCTCGTCGATGACTTGACCTTTTGAGAAAATTGTTTTGATGCACTTAAATAACTGTCTAGTTTTTTCATTATAAAAATCGTCCTCTTGAACGATGCTTGATATTTGATCGAATACATCGCTATCCCCTTGCAGAAGCAAGCAAGCGATTAATATCCTCTCCGTTTGAAGGCAGTACGGCTGTTCCATTATGTATTTTATTTTGTTTTTGTATTAGACCAGCCGCTCTAGCTTTAGCGAAAAGCACTGTTGATTGCTTAGCTAATTCGTCAAACGCTGGTTGTGCTCTCGGGGTTCCCCGAAGTTTTTTATAGTTATCAATGTAGTCCATGCTAGTGCGATAGATCGTCAAGTTCAGAAGGGAGATAACCCTCATTAATTTTTTCCTGAGTCCACATCCAGCAAGCCATGTTCCATAGAACAGCTCCGAAGTGGTCTTCATTTATTTCTCCATCTCTACAGGACATCAAGTGCCTAAACGCGGCGTCACAATATCTGGATGTTGGTATTCCCTTCTTCCAATTATCTCTGCCGTATTTAGTTGCTCCGTCCTCAAAACGTCTAGCCATTGCCATTATAGCTACCGTTGGTATCATACTTGGGTATCCCTTACCCCGCATGGAGTCACGGACAGCCCCCGAATCGAAGGCTGTCCGCTCCCCAGAGTCTGGGAGTCCCGAATCTATTTCGGGTTTCTTCATTCTAGAATGGCTCTTCTTCCTTAGCTACTTCTACTTCGGCAGGACGATCCTCGAACTCAGAAATCGCTAGGGATAAGTACTTACCCACTTTAGGGCTATCTTGCTTCCAAATGGAAACGCGGTAATCGGTTCCATTGACGTTGATCTTACCAGTAAGGTCAGGTTGTGTTTCCTTTTCCTTACGTTTATTTACGAAGGCAGCCCCTCGATTTGTGTTATCGTATGTTTGTGACATGTTGCTTTTTTTCCTTTGGTTAGGGTTAAATGATATCGTCGGAGCTAACCTTGCTGGCTACCTTTTTGGGAGATGGCTTATCTTTGCCATGAGTATTTGTTGCGTCCGCATCGCGAGCGTCATCAATGCAGAGCAATCCATTGAGAGAATACTTTCTAGCGTAGGAGCTAGCAGATCCAGTGATCTGGCTATCGTCCATACCCTTGCGATTCTCAGCTTCTCTGGCATAGCCAGTGCTTTCCGCGACAAGAGTATTTGTCTCCGCGTCATACAATTTAGATGTAGCGCAAACATATACCCTATCGTATGTGGATTCTATTGTATCCGATATAATTAGAACGAGCTTCAGTTCAGATAGAAGCGGTTTAGAAGCCTCGAGTATATCCTCGCAACTTCTGTAAGAATAACCCCCGAAGGAGTTACGCTGGTTTTTGGGGGCTTTAAGCCCAGCCTGTAGTTTTTGTAGCTTTTCCATATTTATTTTGTTGTGTTTTTTATTAACGATCCATACAGTATAGATCGTTCCTTAGAGTTACCGCAAGCATTAATTTCACTTTTTTTTGCTCCAAATTTTTTAAGAACAAATACCTGATCTCCCTTTTTTATTCTAGCGAAACGGGATATCAATTGCTTAGCTCCGACGGGATGCAGTATATTAGTCCTACTTCTCTCTAAGTAGTCCGCGATCCGATGTATGGCTTCGTCTTTTGTCCCGATGCATTTGGATTCACAATACCTGTGAAAGAAATTTTCTACCTTCCCGACTAGGGAGTTAGCCTCCCGAGAGATTACGCCCCGTATTAGACCCGTCCGATGGCAATGATCCACCACTGGGTCAATCATAGGGCATCCGAGTATAGGACAGACGGCTGGAGTATTTGCTTTTCTCCACTTGGCTAATTTGTTTTGAGGGATATATTTCATAGTAAAGTATTAAGGGCGAAGGGACTTGAACCCCTGACCGTCGGTTTAGAAAACCGATGCTCTATCCAGCTGAGCTACACCCTCGAATGTTCGCGTCGCGGTTAGCTGGCTGGCGAACGGCAACCAATTATGGGCGTTGCTTGAACCCTGCTGAGCACTCACGACTTACTCACAACACCAGTTGTCTCGTCTTAACCTAAGTAATCTACTCTGCCTTTCTCGTACTTCAGGTCGAAATTTATCATCCACTTTCTGTAAGTGCTGTAATGAACCCTAGTGCTTTCGCAAGCTTCTAGAGTTTTCATACCCATGTCCCTTAGCTCGTGTATATGTAAAACTATTTGCTTTTTTTCGGGGTCCTCAAGTTTTCTAGAGCAAGGTCTATATTCATCGCTCTTTAAAAAATTATTAGTGCCGCTTTTTTTGACGAAATCTTCGTCCTCCTTGACCGCTTGTGCTATTTTTTCTTCTGCCCACCGCATGAATCTGCTGATGGACGATCCCGTTGTTGCTGTTTCCATTTTTTTCCTTATGTTATTTGTTTTAGTTTTGATATAGGTAGATTATAGCAATCCGCCCTAAATGTAAAGTTATTTGATGCATCGTGGTCCCCAGCTTTGTAGAGCGTAGCATCCTCGAAGTATTTTTCTTTGGGGTAAGCGCCTAGCAACCAAGCTACAGTGAAGTCCGTCTTAATCCTAACGAAGTAATAGTAATCGCATTTCTGCGTTGTATTGAATCCCATTATACTGCAGTCATAATGCGGACGCGGAGCGAACTTGGCTCGCTTGCTCTTAACGTCTATCCTTATGTCCCCGAGAAGGAGATCGTAGTCATACGTGTTTTGAACCTCAGCCCCAATGTGCTCAGCCGCGACGAGTTCTCCCACGAAGCCAGCTACATTTCCTTCGCCCTTAGTTACGGAGTTTTTGAGTAAACCCATCTCTGCGGATTTGCTTTCCGCGATCTCTATTTGTTGCTGGGTTATAGGGACTTCAATCATACTACTTCGGATATATCTATAAGCTTACCCTTAGCTCCCCTCTTAAGAGTTCCAAAGCCGTCTCGATCCAAGTTGTTTTTGAACACTAGCTTTAGGGCGCTCTTCTCATCATGAGCCCACTTGAAGCACTCGCCAACGTAGTCCTCCTTCATGTCCCCATGCTTGTATTGTATTCTATACTGACGCATCGTCCTGTTCGTAGATGGAGTTCAAGTCCTTGAGTATTTGAATCGTCATATCAATCTCATCCTGAAGTATACTTTTCTTTTTCTCCAAGATGTGACCAATGTCTTCGTTCATGAAATCCATCCAGTATAAGGTAGTCAATAACTTAGCTCGAAGGATACCCTTGTAGCAATCCAAGTCGCTCCAGACTTTGTGGTGATGATCTTTGGAATCAACATCAATGCAGATGGAAATGCATTTTGGGATATAGCTCAAGTCGTGCATCCTAGCAAACATCCATGCTTCAATAGCTAGCTGTGAGCAGTCCTTGTTGTAAAACTTTCCTTTGCCTGACGCCTTGCACGACCTGCACTTATAGTCCGCCAATATATAATTCCCCTCAGCATCCGTCCCGATGAAGTCTACGGAACCAGCCAATCGAATATCGTCATTGAATGCTACGTATTCAGCATACTTCGGGGTAACCCCCTCTTTGGACATCCAAGACACGAAAGGAGTAGCGTAGGCATCGTATTCCGAAAAATCCATAGTCTCCCCTTTGACGTATCCCTCAAGCCTAGCATGAACCGTTGTCCCAAATTGCGAACTGGGGATCTCTTTGCCAGTGGATGCGCATATAACAGTCCCGTACGTTAAGTCCGCAACCATGTGCGCTGGGAGCGCAGGATGCTCTCTAGCTAACTCAATTAGCTTTTTGGGTTTCCAGATGTAATCTATGAAGGAATCCTTTTCGATCCCTAGAACTGTGGTTACGCTCGGGTAATGCCCAGCTTTTCTAGCTTGAGGCGCTGTGCTACTTTCCGAGAGGACTCCCTCTCCGTTTGATGTATCGTAGAAATGACTCATAGTTTTATTACTTCGGGTTTATCTTTGTATACAGGGACAAAAGTTTCCATCTCTTCTTTGTGGTGTTCTTCCATATCCATAAGAAATTCTACAGCTTCCCTTAAGTAGCCGTTGGAGCTCCCAGTTGGATACGTGACCAAAGGTAACGGATGTGATGAGGAATGCACTTGAAGTGAATCCTCGTTGTGCGTGAATGTTAATTTCCTATCTTCAATGTAACTTAATACATTTGCGCTCGATCTACTTTCTTTTTCTTTATGCATAGGGCTGTTCCTCTTTAAGAGTTTCTTTATTATTATTATTGTATTCTAACTGGTATTGCTTTGCCCTTGAGGACAAATGCTTACTTAACCAAGATTTGTAAGTGGGATTCCTTTGGACGTCAAGCATAAGTGCATCACTTAAAGTGTACCACTTCGTTCGATCCGCCCGCATTTTATTGTACGAACCCACCAGTATAGCTCCGCCTTCCCTTAAATCCTGCAAACATTTTCTTATCTGCTTTTGCGTTAGGAATGGGAACTCGTGTCTAAATGCGTTTACAGAATTATACGTCCAGAATCTGTTATCCTTGAAGTTTTTTCCGTAGACACCGTTTCGCAGGACCCACCAGATAATGTATTGAAGCATTACTGATTGTTGAAGCCCATACTTCTCGGCGTATTTTGAGTTAAATGAATAGTTCATATAGCAATGCGCCCGTAGCTAACGTGATAGTTAACTACGAGCGACTTCGCGGCGGGTTACCCCCTGAAGTTGATCCCCTTATTCGAGGATAAACTGTGCAGATGATTTTCTTCGTCGATCTGCGCATTCGCCAATTTGTATTGGTCATCCGTGATGCCAAGCATATCCTCAAGGATATTCTTAACTTGCCTAGCGCCTTCGGCGGATCCGTCCAACGCGATTGCTTTGCTGAGGGAGTCAATCATTCCCATTTCTGTCTTTGTTCCTATTTTCATATCGCTGTTTTATTTTTTTGCTAATTTACTGTCAATTATATTTTTCCTTACCTTGTCCCAGTAGGCGTCCGTAGCTGATTTCTTCCATCCGTTCGGACCACCGTTATGTATCCTAGCTATGTCCTCAGCCGTGACCTCGCGCCCTAAGCGCTCCTTCGTGGCGTATCTGGACATATAAGCTATGAATATATCTATGGACGTTTCCCTGTCGAAAGCGTCCTCGTGGACCCAATCTGCTTTGGCGTATTGCGCCGCATCCTGCACGTAAGCGGAATGCATTTGCAAACATCCGAATGCTAAACCATCGTCGCCGATAGCTAGGTCATTGCCTGAGCTTTCGATTTGGATGATGACCATGATCAATGCCATTAAGTTTACGCTCATAATATTTCCTTTTGTTGTTTGTAGTTGTTGTCCAGTATCTGAATTTTCCAGCTACCTTTAGCTCCAACTACCCACTCTTCCAAGTGCGCGAGATCGTCGGAGTCCAACACCTTGTCGGAGGTGATGGATGTGAATCCAACGAAGTTGCAATCCTCATCCGTAGTGAACTTCACCAAGACCCAGCAGGACTCGAATCTTGAGTTGTCCATGTTTAACATATATCCGTATTGTTGTTCCATAGTTCTATTTTCTTTCTGTCTAAACGTAGTTATTATACTGTCTGGATCGGTGAATTCACATATCCAGCCCGTGAGTTGGGCGCGGTTTGCTTTCGCAATATCGACACCCTTGATGTTTGCGTAATCACTTTCTCCGCGTTTTTTGGATGCAGAGATATGACGCTTGAGTACACTGTTGTTACTTATTTTTTTCATGTTGTTATTGGTTGGTGTCTTCGCTCGTAGCCCTGAGCTTTTTTACTAGGGCTTCCATTCTTACGAGCCTTTCGTAATAGTCGTGCGGCTCGGGTTCGTTAAGTGCATCCTGCACTTCCGTATGTAATTGGTATATTATTTTTTTCATAGTTAGTTAGTGTTAGTTATCCTCTCGTCCACTCTTCCCAGTCGGTAAGCATCTCGGCGGGTGCGCACTCCGTAAAGATTCTGAATTCATCCACCATGCGTGGCGGTGCTTCAAAATTACAGGTTCGTAATGCCTTGATGCGTAGCCTCTTGACAAAGATGTCGTGAGCTTTAGCGGGATCATCATTCGCCTCCACTAAGAGGCGCTTGAATTGTTCCCATGCGGGTTTAGGCTCGGGCAGTATTGTCCAAGCGGTCATTCGTTTTTTAGGTTCCATAGTTTTTATTGGTTGGTGTTTTCTCGTTCATCTCGGCATAGCTGGGCTACCTCCGCGATGGTTTTAGTTTCCCCAGTTTCGGGGTTCGTCAGGGTTTCTGTATCCCCGCAGGACTGGCAGTATTCCAGCCAATCATCTCCCAGCACTAAGTGCTGTGTACCGCCCGCTGGACGGCGTGTATCGCATATATTGCAGTAGTCGCTCATAGTTATATTTTTCGTCTGCGTTCTATTTCGTTGGCAACATCTGCGAGGAGTGCCTTTTCTTCGTAGGAAAGCGATGCGTAAGCAACGCTGTTGAGTTTGTCTAAGGCGAGCCATAGCTCG